CAAATGCTGAAATCGGTGAAAGTAAACTGTCATATGAAGAATTTGACAACCTACATGCTTTGTATCGTTTGAACTTTCAAAAGTTTATTGAATATAACATCAAAGACGTTGAGTTGATTATCAAACTGGAAGACAAGTTGAAGTTGATTGAGTTGGCTTTGACTCTTGCATATGATACCAAATGCAACTATGAAGATGTGTTTGCACAAACTCGTATGTGGGATGCATTGACATATAACCGTCTGATGCAAGATAACATTGTTGTTCCTCCACGGGAAGTTCAAGACAAAGATTCTGCATTTGAAGGTGCATATGTTAAAGACCCTCAAGTTGGTCTACATGAATGGGTTGCATCGTTTGACTTGAACAGTTTGTATCCTCACTTGATGATGCAATACAATATCAGTCCTGAAACATTGATTGAACCAGAAGACTACACGGATGAAATGCGTGAGATTCTATCACAAGGTGTAACCGTTGATAAATTACTTGTTAAGACAGTTAATCTATCAAATATTGGTGATAAAGTTACCATGACACCTAACGGACAATTCTTCCGTACAGACTTCCAAGGTTTCTTACCTAAGATGATGGCAGAAATGTATGAAGACCGTAAGAAGTTCAAGAAGATGATGTTGGCCGCAAAGCAGGAGTATGAGAATGAAAAAGACGTTACTAAGAAGTATGATATTGAAAAGCGAATCGCTAGATTTAATAATCTGCAACTGGCTAAAAAAGTGTCCCTTAACAGTGCTTATGGTGCTTTGGGCAGTCAGTACTTCCGTTTTTATGATTTGCGTATGGCGCTTGGGGTTACTTCTGCTGGGAAATTGAGTATTCGTTGGATTGAAAACAAACTAAATGAGTACATGAACAAGATTCTAAAGACTTCTGATGTGGATTATGTGATTGCGTCCGACACAGATTCAATCTATATGAAACTTGGTCCTCTGGTGAATAGTGTTTATGGTGTGGATGGTAATATTGGTCTACCAAAATCAAAAGTGATTGATTTCATGGACCGTGTTTGCGAACAGAAGATTCAACCGTTTATTGACAAGTCGTATCAAGAATTGGCCACTTATGTAAATGCATATGCACAAAAGATGCAAATGAAACGTGAGTGTTTGGCTGACAAAGGTATCTGGACTGCCAAGAAACGATACATCATGAACGTCTATGATAATGAAGGTGTTCGTTATAATGAACCTGACCTGAAAGTCATGGGTCTTGAAATGATTAAGTCTTCTACACCTGCGGCAGTTCGTACAAAGATGAAAGAATCTATCAACATCATGATTGCCGGATCCGAAAATGATATGCACAAGTTCATTCAAGAGTTCCGTGAAGAATTCAAGAATCTACCTGTTGAAGAAGTATCTTTCCCTCGTGGCATCAATGGTCTTTCAAAATACGCCGATGCAGTAACACTATATAAAATGGGTACACCAATCCATGTGAAAGGTGCAATCATTTATAATCACAATTTGGAAAAGATGGGTCTGACAAAGAAGTATCCCAAGATTCAAGAGGGTGAGAAGATTAAGTTTTCCTATCTGAAGAAACCTAATCCTTTCAAAGATACCGTTATCTCTTACCCATCACGATTGCCAAAAGAATTTGACATTTCCAAATTTATTGATTATGATACACAATTCGACAAGACTTTTATTGAACCAATTAAAGTGATTTTAGATTGCATTGGTTGGTCCACCGAAAAGCAAAGCACACTTGATGATTTTTTTAGTTAAGGAACACTATGAGTATATTAGACAAAATCAAGAAGAATAGTAGCATTAAAGATTCTGCTATTCTATCCAAATCAAAGTTCTTCACACAGAAGGACATGATTCCAACCGCAGTACCGGCAATCAACATTGCTTTATCTGGAAAGTTGGATGGTGGTTTAACACCAGGTCTTACAATGTGGGCAGGTCCATCAAAACACTTTAAGACTGCTTTTTCACTTTTGATGGCCAAATCTTACATGGACAAATACGAAGATGCTGCACTGCTTTTCTATGATTCTGAGTTTGGTACTCCTCAATCCTATTTCGATTCTTTTGGTATTGACACTGATAGGGTGCTTCATACTCCACTTACTGATATAGAACAGTTGAAGTTTGACGTAATGAAGCAATTGACTGAATTGGAACGTGGTGAACACCTCATCATTGTTATTGATTCTATCGGTAACTTGGCATCCAAGAAAGAAGTTGAAGATGCATTATCTGAAAAGTCTGTGGCAGATATGTCAAGAGCAAAACAAGTCAAGAGTTTGTTCCGTATGGTGACACCACACTTGTCTTTGAAAGATATTCCAATGATTGTAGTGAATCACACTTACATGGAAATTGGTATGTTCCCTAAAGCAATCGTTGGTGGTGGCACAGGTTCATATTACTCTGCCGATAACATCTTTATTCTTGGTCGCCAGCAAGAAAAAGAAGGTACAGAAATAACTGGTTATAACTTCATCATTAATGTAGAAAAGTCCCGTTATGTCAAAGAAAAATCTAAAATCCCTGTTTCAGTATCTTTTGACGGTGGTATTAGCAAGTGGAGCGGCCTATTGGATATCGCTCTTGAATCCAAACATGTGGTAAAACCGAGCAATGGCTGGTACAGTAAAGTAAATTCTGAAACTGGTGAAGTTGAAGAAAAGAAATACCGTGAGAAAGATACGAATACATCGGAGTTCTGGACTTCAATCTTGGCAGACCAAACATTCCAAGAATATGTGTCAAACAAATATGGTGTTGCTACTGGTAGCATCATGCAGGAAGAAGAATGATAGAAGGTGTGGATTACTGTTTCATTTACCCTAAAGGTGATGAGACTATAACCCACATCAAACTACTTAACGGTAGTTACAAAGATGTGGTGTTCAAATATGGTAAAGTTAAAATAACGGAAGAAGTTGATGGGCCCCATTTACATTTCGCTTTTGATGTGTTAGAATCACCAATCGTGAAGCCTAAAAAACTTATGGATGATGTTAAATTCAAGAACTATCTTGGTGATATGTTGGTTGAATTGATGAGTGACAATGTTGATGGGGATATTATAGATGAAACTAGAACAGACGATACTGAAGAACCTGATTTACTCAGATGAATACCTGAGAAAAGTTCTTCCTTTCTTAAAGAGTGAATACTTCACCGACCGAGCAGAAAGACTAATTTATGATGAGATTAAATCATTCACAGAAACTTACAATAATGCACCAACGTCTGAAGCGCTTGTATTGGCCATCCAAGAAAGGCGAAATCTCACAGATGCAGAACTGGAAAAGTGTCAAACTACTATCCAAGAAATTGAGAAAACTAAAGGAGAGAAATCCCAAATTCAATGGCTTACTGACAAAACCGAACAATTCTGTCAAGAAAAGGCCATCTACCAAGCAGTATTGGGGAGCATTTCTATTCTTGAAGGAAAAGACAAAACGCACGACAAAGGTCAGATTCCCAAAATACTATCAGACGCTTTAGCCGTAACTTTTGATACTTCAGTTGGCCACGATTATTTGGAGAACAGTGATGAACGATATGAATTTTACCACAGACACGAAGAACGAATCCCGTTCGACTTGGACTACTTTAACAAGATTACAAAAGGTGGATTACCTGGTAAAACTCTCAATATTGCTCTGGCTGGTACTGGTGTCGGTAAGTCTCTTTTTATGTGTCACGTTGCCGCTGGTGCTATGTCTCAAGGTCGTAATGTTCTCTACATCACAATGGAGATGGCTGAAGAAAAGATTGCCGAACGTATTGATGCAAACCTCCTTAATGTTACGCTGGATGATTTAACAAGTCTTCCAAAGGACATGTATGACAAGAAGGTTGCGAAACTGAAAGCAAAGACTACAGGCAAATTGATTATCAAAGAGTATCCAACCGCATCCGCATCCGCAACACACTTTAGGTCCTTATTGAATGAACTCAATCTTAAAAAATCATTTCGTCCTGACATTATCTTTATTGATTATCTCAATATATGCTGTAGCTCTCGTATTAAAGCCGGAGCAAACATCAACTCCTACACCTACGTTAAGTCAATTGCAGAAGAACTGCGTGGCCTTGCCGTTGAATACGGAGTTCCAATTGTATCTGCTACACAAACAACACGTTCAGGCTTTACCAGTTCCGATCCCGGACTGGAAGACACAAGCGAGTCTTTTGGTTTGCCCGCTACCGCTGACTTGATGTTTGCTTTGATTACGTCCGAAGACTTGCAAGAACTTGGACAAATCATGGTGAAACAATTGAAGAATCGTTACAATGACCCTACAATGTATAAACGATTCACCGTTGGTGTTGACCGTGCTAAGATGAAATTGTATGATGTTGAACAATCTGGTCAAGATGGTCTTGTTGATGCAGGTCAAGACAAACCGTTGAACACTTTTGGTGACAGAGAAAAACCAAAGAAAAAAGGCTTTGAAGGATTTAAAGTATGATATTAAATAAAGAAGATGCACTACATTGTGCCAAAGTTTTTGAAGACTATTTCGATAACTTTAATCGTATCGATGAGTACATGCGGAATCAAAAATCACTTCAAATGGATGAAATGTCTGGTACACTCCTTGGTATGAGTTTTGAAGATGATTTGTTTAGTGATTTCACCATGAGTCCTCAAGATATGAATTTCAAAGTCATTGAAATGCCAGGTTCTCGATGGAATGACTATGTGAAAATTATTTCTTCACACAATGTGTCTACTTCCATTCCTGGACGCAATGCACAATTCTCGGTTGTTGAAACCAATACCAACAAGATTGTTGGTTTTATTCGTTTGGGTTCACCATTGATTAACTGCAAACCTAGAAATGAGATGTTGCAAAGTGTGTTTACACAATCAAAGGTTTCATCTAAATCCTTTAATGATACGACCATCATGGGTTTCACTATTGTTCCAGCACAACCTTTTGGTTACAATTATTTGGGTGGAAAGCTGTTGACAGGAATCTGTTGTTCACATACAATCCGTGAAATGCTAAATAAAAAGTACAACATGAATTTGTGTCTTTTTGAAACAACAAGTTTGTATGGGTCTTCTAAATCTGTGTCACAATATGATGGTATGAAACCATTCATTCGTTTTAAAGGTTTGACCGATAGCAAATTTGTTCCAACGTTGGATGGTAAAACCTATAAAATTTTGAAAGAATTTATTGAAGAAAAAACTGGCGAACAGTTGATTGATCCTACAGATTCGAGTAAAAAACTGAAGGCAACAACCAAAGCCATTGCACTCATCAAAAAATCTTTGAAAGATAGTCCTGAAGAACTTAAAAACTTTACCGAATCTATCGAAAAAGCAAAGAACTTAACCGAACAAAAAAGATATTACATATCAAATTATGGGTTCAAAAATTTTGTAGATGTTGTTACCGGTAAGACAGATGTTTTGATAAAGGATGAAAATTATGATAAATTTGAACTAGAAAATGTAATACAATGGTGGAAAACCAAAGCAACAAACCGACACGAAACATTGAAAAGTGAAGGTAGGTTGAGAACCGAACTTGAAGTGTGGACTTCAGGTAAAGAAATTCAAATCATTAGATAAATAATTTTATTTCATACAATATGTCAATCTTAAAGATACTCAACAATTACGCTTACGAAAAAAGTAATAAGTCTAACAGTAAACGGACTGTATTTGTGGTCAAAGCAAAAGACCGTGCCGGTACTCAAGACGAAATTGAAAAGGCTTTGAAAAAAACAAAGGTTACCTTTTATAGAAAAAAAGATAACGCACTTTCTGGTTCAACAGAAGTTACAGTTATTGAATCATCAACACCATTCTATTTGGTATTTAAACCTGCGGCTGGTGGTATGAATGAGACTACATTGAATTCTACTATCACAGAACTTGCGCCAGCATTAGCTTTTGTTGCGGGTTATCATCCAAAATCCGTGGAAGATTTCTATGACTTTTTAAAGAAAGTTAATCATGCTCAATCTCCTGTTTATGTGGTTCCCGAAAACATTGCTGCAGGCAAAAAGTTTGTAAATGATTTTCCAAATTCTTCTAAGTTCCATGAGAAAATGGAAAATGCCATGGGTGTTCTGAAATACCTTTATGAAGAAAACAAAAAGAAGAAGATTATGAATGTGTTCTGGGGTTATCGCCAGAAACCACCTGGTGTTGATTCAAAACACAAAGGTGACTTGTTTATTGACTATGGCAAAGGTAAGATGGTTGGTGTCTCCCTTAAAGCTGGTTCAGAAACAAGTAAAGAACCTAAGTTGAACACATATGTTAATCCTATTTTAGAAGACCTTGACTTGAAAAAGGTTAACGAATTGAAAACAGAATTGTGGAATAAAACATATAAGTCATTTACTAAAGACAGATTTAACTACGACAAGGGCCAGGAGAAGAAATCTGTTATAGAAAAATTAGCATTGTTAGAAAAAGACGATGTTAAATTGTATGATAAGATGTATGATGATAACTTGGATATCATTAGAAAATATCTAACAGAAACATTTGAAAAGAATGTTGATAAAACTGTTAAGTATTTAAACAAGGCTATTGTAGGTAGTGATGATACAGTTCCTCTAGTGGTACTCAAAGCTTATGGAACAAACTATAAAATTTTAACTGATGAAGATGATGTTGGTATCTTTCTTCCTAAAGTTAAAAAAATAAAGTCATATCCATCCACATCGTCAAAACAAGACTTCTATATAGAACTGATGGGCTCTGGCACAGAAAAGTTGAAAATGAAATTTGCTGTTCGAACCAACAAAACTGGTGACGAACACAAATTAGGACAATTTTTTAACCTAGCCGTTAAGTTTAATGGTATAGTTTAATTTTTTGAAAGTACAATATGAATCCTTTGATTACAGTTATAACACCCACTACGGGCAATCCAATGGTACGCCAAGCACTTGATAGTGTTAAGAACCAAACCTACAAAAACATTCAACATTTGGTGGTTGTTGACGGTGAACATCCAAGAGCCAAACCATTACTACAGGATTACCAGAACATCGATGTGGTCAAGTTACCATACGCAACCGGTAAAGACCAATACAACGGTCATAGAATCTATGGTGCAATGACATATATCGCAAGGGGCGACTTCCTATGCTTCTTGGATGAAGATAATTGGTACGATGAAAACCACATTGAATCTCTTGTTGAGGTTTTATCTAAAGGCAATCAATGGGCCTATTCTTTACGCAAGATTGTTGACCAGGAAGGCAAATACATATGTAATGACGATTGTGAATCATTAGGAAAATGGACTTCCGTAATCAATGATATGTTCATTGATGTAAATTGTTTTATGATACCAAAACAGGCCGCCTTAGGTTTTTCACCATACTGGTATCGTAGAGCAAGGCATCCACAAGAACAACCAGAAGTTGATAGAATCCTATCACCTTTTATGATGCAGAATCTAAAAACATTTGACACGAATGGTCGTTATAGTGTAAACTATAGAGTTGCAAGCCGTGCGGATTCTGTTCAGGCAGGATTCTTCTTGCAGGGTAATGAAGTGATGAAACAAAAATATAATGGGAATTTGCCATGGAAAAAGATTTAATTATTGGTGCATTTAAAAACTACACATTCAACACAATCAAACCTTGGATTGATTCAATCAACGAATGTGGTTTCACGGGTGATAAAGTAATCATCTCAATTGGATCAAGCAAAGAAACAGATAGTAAATTGGCCGATGCCGGTTTTACTGTTATCTCTGCACCATCTCAACAACAGATGGGTTTTCACATGGAAAGATTCATCCACATTTATAACTTCTTAAAAGAACATGGTGACAATTATCGTTATGTAATCACCACTGATGTTCGTGATGTTATCTTTCAATCAGACCCAACTCAATGGTTGCATTCAAAAATTCTCGAAGAAGGTTGTGCTTTAGTTGCCGTGTCCGAATCTATCAGTATCAAGAATGAACATTGGAATAGAGACAACATCATCAAGGCGTTTGGTGCATATTTCTATAGTGGTGTTGCAGACCAAGAAGTGTATAACGTTGGTACCTTGGCTGGTGATGCACACTATGTTAGAGACTTGTGTGGTATGTTGTATCAACTATCTGCAAACCGTCCTGATTGGGTTGCTGACCAAGCCGCATACAACATTTTATTGAACTGGAGTCCATACAAAGAATGCACCTACTTTGCAAGCCTTAAAGATGCATGGTCTTGTAATCTTCATGTTACAAATAAACCCGGTGAAAAGGACCATTTTGCACCTTTCATTCTTGAACCAAAACCATACTTTGAAGATGGTATTGTTAAAGATGGAACATCAAAACAACCTTTCTGCATTGTTCACCAATGGGATAGGGATCCAGAATTGTCAGTTTTCTACAAAAACAAATATGGTGTTGAAGATGTGTTGACAATTCGGACAGATGTATGAACATACTCAATAAACAAGATTGGTTTAAGATATCTGAAAAGTTTTCAAATTCTGAACCATTCAATCATGTTGTAATCGATGATTTCTTTGTTGATGATATAGCACATAATATTTTTGATGAAATGCCAGACTACGATGGAAACATTGATGCAAAATATGATAATTCATTAGAGAAAAAACGGACAATTCAAAACTGGACAAAATTTCCTAAAAATGTTTACAAGGTAATGTCACACCTTGTAAATGAGCCTTTTGTTGGTAAACTTGCATATTTGACAAATGAATTTAAACTAGAACCGGATTATGGAATGCATGGTGGTGGTATTCATATGCACCAAGCTGGTGATTACTTAAACGTTCATTTAGATTATGACATTCATCCTAAGATGGATATGAAACGTAAGTTAAACCTTATCATTTATTTGAATCCAAAATGGCAAAAGAAATGGGGTGGCAACTTAGGTCTTTGGTCGCATGATGACAAAACAAATCAACCGAAAGAATTAGTTAAGTCTATTTGGCCAAAGTTCAATCGTGCAGTATTGTTTGATACCACACAAAATTCTTGGCACGGTGTGACAGAAGGTATTTTTGCACCAGAAGGACAATACAGAAAAAGTTTGGCACTTTATTATCTTATTCCAACAAGTGACATAGATAATAAGAGACAGAGAGCCTTATATGTTCCAAGACCAGAACAAGAAGGCGACAGTGATGTGATGAATTTGATTAAAACTAGGGCTGGATATTGATATGGGAAATATTACGATTGTTACTGCTTTCTATGACATTGGTCGTGGTGATTGGACTCCTGATAAAGGTCTTCCACACTATCTACAACGTTCAACAGACACATACATTGAACGATTCACACACCTCACCAAACTAAACAACGAAATCGTTGTGGTGACAACACCAGATATTGGTGAACGTTTGAAACAGATTCGTTCTGACATTAAGATTATTGAATTTGATCCTTTCACCAAGTTTGGTACAGTGATGAGTAAAATCATTGGTATTCAAGAACTGGTTAGTTTCAAACAGTTGATTCATCCAAGCCAGATTAAAAATCCAGAATACTGGAGTCACAAATATGTTTTGGTCAATCTACTCAAATCTCATTTTGTTAATCTGGCAATAAATTCTGGTTTAGTTTCTAATGATACTGTTGCTTGGTTAGATTTTGGTTATTGCAGAAGTGAAGAAACACTAGGTGGCCACAAAGAATGGTCATATGATTTTGACCCAACAAAAATTCACTTGTTTGCATACAAAGATTTAGACCCAAAGAACAATCTACCCAGAATTATTGCAACAAATGATGTTCATATCTTAGGTGCTAAGATTGTGGCCAATAAGGCACTTTGGCCTTCTATGGAATCAATGATGTTTGGTGCATTTGATTTGTTATATTCAAACAATTTGACTGATGATGACCAAACCTTGATGTTGATGTGTGCAACTAATCAACCGGATGCCTTTGTGCAACATAGAATTCCGGACCATCAACTAGGTTTAGACCCTTTTGTTATTTTTAAAGATTTTAATACTGTGGAGTGAAAAATGAGTGATACAATAGTAATCAATACAGCGCAACAATCTTTCAATTATATTCCCACACCAGTTAAATGCTCTGGTTACGGACTAGGCGAACTACTTAAACAAATGAAAGACCCTGTGGTTGTTGAAATTGGATGTTCTGAGGGTCACACAACTGAGTGGTTCTTACAATCCAATCCAACATTAAGAATTACATCTATTGACCCATATGAAAATTATATGGATTGGAATGGAAGATTTCTAAATGATAGACAAGAGTTTTATGAAAAGACTATGAAACAATTGTCTGTATACGGAGACAGATTCAGAATGTTTAGGGATTATTCTGATAATGTGGTCAATGAATTTGAAGACGAATCTTTAGACCTTCTATTCATCGATGGATTGCATACCTACGAACAAGTTTTAATTGATAGTCGTAACTATTACAGTAAAGTAAAAACTGGTTCCATCTTCTCTGGCCACGATTACACTGCAATTCCTGGTGTCAACAAAGCTGTTAAAGAATTCGCTGCATCAGTCGGTAAGGAGATTCTAACAACAGACTGTGATGTTTGGTATTGGTACAAATAATGAGTAATTTGTTTATTGTCACTTCTGCCATCAATTCACAGATTAGTGTCATACCAATGGAAGAAAGGTACAGAGATACCTTTCAAACTATAGAATCTATACGCCAAAAGGTTAAAGATTCTATTATCGTATTGGCAGAATCTTCGCCACAAAAAGTACCAGAAGAATATCTAAAGAATTTGGCCACTAAGGTTGACTATCTTATATTGAATTCACAAAATCCTGATGTGGTTCAATTAGGGTTACATGCTCAAAAGAGTCCGGCTGAATGTTACAGTATGTTCTTATCTATAGACTTTGTAGAAAGGTTAAAACTACCTAACATTCAACGTGTATTTAAACTAACTGGTCGTGGTAAATTTACTGATGACTTTGATATTGAATACTATAACAAACCTGATGTTTTTGGTAAGTTTGTTTATAAGAAACGAGTGCAATCATGGATGTCAAAAGATATTTACCTAGTCGATACAAGGATGTCTTCATTCTGTT